GAGCAGGTCAACGAACTGCGCGGCACCATCAAGGCGCAGGACGGGATGCTGTCGGCCCTCAAGGGCAGAGTGGCGGCCTGACCATGGCGCTGCTCACCGTCAAGGATGCCGTATCCCAGGCCAGCCTAGAGATCGGCATCACCCAGCGGCCGGTCAGCCAGGCGGTCGGATCGCTTGACCAGGATATCGTCCAGATGACGGCGCTGCTTAGCGCCGTCGCTGACGAAGTGCTCGATGAGGAACCCTACCAGGAGACGCTCGGTGACGGCTATTGGCTGGTCGGCGCGGACGGCATCACCAAGAAGACCGTGCCGACCGCCGATACCGACGTGATCCTGTTCGACGGCCGCCTGGCGGTGGCCGGGCTGAAATTCCGCTTCCTGGCCGCCAAGGGGCTCGAATTCGGCGAGCCAATGCGCGACTTCGCCACCCGCATCAACAAGCTGGCGGGGCGTGCCAACAACAAGGTGCTCGACCTCTACAGCGAGAGCGACGGGGGGCGCATCCAGTGAGGCTCGGCGCCACCCGCTACGCCACCAAGGCCCAGCCGATCCGGGTCAAGAAGGATGCCGCCAAGGTCAAGCATCTGCAGGCGCCGATCAAAGGCCTGTCGGTCAATTCGGCGATGGTCCAGGGCGATGCGCTGACCGCTTCGATCCTCGACAACTGGATTGTCGAGAAGGACCGGGTCACGGTGCGGCCAGGCCTGACCAAGCAGCTGACGCTGGCCGCCGGCACGCCGATTGAGACCATCATTCCTTTCTACGGCGATGCCGACACCTTCCTCCTGGCCTCCGGCGGCCAACTCTACACCTCCAGCGGCGTGCCGCTGGTCAGCACCCTCGGCTCGAATGAGTGGAACTGGACCGCGTTTTCGAACCTCGGCGAAGCCGACTACACCGTCATGGTCAACGGCGTGAACGGCGTCTTTTCCTGGGATGGCGGCTCAAGGCCCGACCCGGCCAGCCCGCACGCCGTCACCAGCCTGTCGAATTCTAATCCCGCAGTCGTCACCGTCACTGCCGGCCAGATCGGCAGCTATTCAAACGGCATGATGGTCACCATTGCCGGCGCCGATGCCACCCACGCCGCCGCCAACGGCACCCATCAAATCAGTTCTGTCGGCTCCCCGGCAAACACCTTCACACTCAATGGCGTCAATACCTCGGCGGCTAGCGGGCCGCAGACGACCGGGGTTACGGTCGATCCGCTCGGCAGCGTGTTTCCCGAAACTATCACCGCGCCGGTCGGCGAAAGCTGGGTCGATGTGAACAAATTTCACACCGTGCTCAGCCACATGAACCGCTTGTGGTTCGCCGATAAGAGCAACCTCGCGGTCTATTACCTGCCGATACAATCGAAGAGCGGGCAACTGAAGATGCTGCCGCTCAATGCGGTGTTCAGAAGGGGCGGCTGGATCAAGGCGATGGCCAGCTGGACGCTCGACGGCGGCGCCGGAACCGAGGACCAGCTGGTGTTGCTGTCCTCCAATGGCGAGGCGGTGATCTACAACGGTACTGATCCCGACAGCGATTTCGCCCTGACCGGGATCTTCAAGTTCGACGCGCCGATGAGCATGAAATCGCTGATCAACTATGGCGGGGATTTGTACGTCATGGTTTCGACCGGCCTGGTGCCGATGTCGACCTTGTTGCGCGCCGAGTCCGAGCAGCTGGGCACGACCGACAAGAACGTCTCCGATATGTTCTCCGAACTGACCCACGGCAAGCATTCGCTGCCCGGCTGGCAAGTGATCCTCAACTACCATGCCGGCTGGGCGATCTGCAATTTTCCGACCGGCGGCAAGAACGTCTATCGCCAAATGGTCCGCTTCATGCCGGATCCGGTCTGGTGTAGCTGGTCGAACGTCCCGGCACGCTGCTGGCAGTGGATCGCCAGGCGGCTGCTGCTCGGCTCCGACGACGGCATTCTTTACGAGATGCGCCTCGATGCGCTTTCCGACGACGGGCGGCCGATCGTCGCCGACATGCAGCTGACTTTCAGCGCCTATGACTCCTCGGCGATCAAGCAGTGGAAGATGATTAGCCCCTACATCATCACCGATGGCGTGGCTAAACCCTATGTTGATATTCGCGTCGACTATGACTATTCGCCGCCCTTCAATCAGCCGGATGTCTCGCTCGGCGCTACGGGTGCGACCTGGGATGTCGCCACCTGGGACGTGGACTATTGGGCCCAGCAGCCGACCTCGACCCGGCTCCAGAACGGCGTCTCCGCCATCGGCCGGGTCGGCGCCCCACGGGTCAAGGTGTCGGTCGTCAATTGCGAGTTTTCTATCGCCGGATTCGACATACTCTATGAGACTGGCGGTGCATTCGGATGAGCGCCTTCCATTTCTCCTTTGCCGCACCGCTGACCCCCGAGGCGACCCAGTTTCTGGAGGCTGAAACCGGCATTCCTTTCGGCCATATCGACATGCGCGAATGGCTCTGCGTCACCGCCTATAATGACCATGACGCGGTCGTCGGCGTGCTCACCATGGAGCCGCGCAACTGGTTCGACTGGCATCTGAGTTGCGCCATCACCGACCAGCGGATCATGACCCGTCGTCTCTTAAAGACGATCTTCAAGGCGGCGTTCACGCGCGCGAAGCGCATTACGGCGCTCGTGGAGCCGGGCAACTACAAAGCCATCAAGCAAGTGGCGAGGCTCGGCTTCCAACAGGAAGGGTTTGGTCGATTTTTGATAGAAGGAACGCGGGACGCCCTGATCTTTGGCATGCTCGAACATGAGTGCCCTTGGCTAAGGCAAGTGCGCCCATCGGTCCCGGCGCTGGATTTGAGCGACGTAGTTGGGGTGGATGCCGTAGTCGATCCCGATCAATCGGTCAGGCCTGGGATCAGCACGGATGGCTCGCACTTCCGCAGCCGTAAGCTTGGCCTGTTTGTTGCGCTCGCCGCTTTGATCATTGGTGTGGTTCATCCCCTCGGCGATGTTCACCTTGCGGGTCGTCCAGCGCAGATGGCGCGGGTTGATGCAGCGCGGGACACCGCAGCGGTGAGCGGCATCGTGCCTTTCCGGCGGCTCGCCATGGGCGAGCCGGCAGACGATCCGATGCACTTCGCGAGCGTTTTTGCCTTCCCAAGCCATCTGGGGATAGCCGCGCTTATTGACCGAGAGCGGCCACAAGAAACAATCGTCGCTTTCACAAGCCAAGGCGCTGGCCACTATTTCCTTGCCGGTCATGCTGTATATAATAGGGGGACTTAGGCCATGGTGTCGAGCCCAAAGAGCCCTGATCCGTATAAACAAGCGAGTGCAGATCAGTCGGCGCAGTCCTCGGCGGCGCAAGCCTCGGCCGTGATGAACAACCCGAACGAGGTCAGCCCCTACGGCTCGGTCAATTATCAAATCAGCGGCTGGGAACAGGTGCCGGGCGCGGACGGCAAAATGCAGAACGTGCCGCGCTACACGCGGACCACCTCGCTGTCGCCCGACGAGCAGCGGATCGCCGGCTACGACACCGCGACCCGGTATAATTTGGGCAGAACTGCCACGCAGCAGAGCGCCAAGATCGGCGACTATCTCAATCAATCGATCAACCCGTCCGGCTGGCAGCAATGGGGGCTAGGCGCGGCGCCGGGCGAGGTCAGGCAGGACGCCGGGCCGACCGACCGCGCCGCGATCGAGAAGGCGATGAGCGAAAGCTATCACCGCCAGACCGATCCGCAGAACGCCGCCGCCCAGGCGCAGCTGGCCAATCGCGGGCTTTCTCCCGGCAGCCAGGGTTACGGCACCTATCAGCAGGGGCAGCAGGACGCTGCCGCCGAGGCGGCGCGGCAGGGCTATCTTGCCTCCGGCAACGAATCGCGCGCCGCCCAGGACGCCTACAATCAGGCCGGCCAACTGCGCTACCAGCTGGGCGCTGACTACGCCGATCGCGGCAACCAGCTACGCCAGGCGCAGAGCCAGGAGGCTTTTGCGCTCCGCAACCAGCCGATCAACGAGATCATGGCGTTGTTGGGAGGTTCGCAGGTCAACATGCCGAACTTCTCGCCGTTCTCGCGACAGGGCATCGGCGCGGCGAGCCCCGGCAGCTACATGGCCAGCAACTACCAAAACCAGGTGGCCAGCGCCAACGCCACCAATCAGGGGATCTTCAACCTGCTCGGCAGCGTGGCCGGCATGGGCGGCTCGATGATGGGGCGCGGCGGCCTGCCCAGCACCGGACGGGGCGGGCTCTATTAGGGAGGACGACATGGGATCTTCAGGTGGTGGCTCCAGCAAGCCGCCCAATCAACCGACCCCCGCCGGGCAGATCACCGGCTATGGCTCGGCGAGCCCGTTCGCGCCGAGTTACAACTCAGTGCTGTCGAACGGCATGGGCTGGGCCGATGTCGGCGAGATCGACGCTGCCAATGACGCCAATGCTACGGCCGCGCAGGCCCAGGCTGCCCAGGCGGCCCAGGCGCGCGCCCAGGCGGCGCAGGCCTCAGCCAGTCCATTCGGCGCCACCGACGCCTTTGCCCAGCGGCTGCTCGACTACAACAAGCAGCAAAAGTTCAATCAAGGGATGATGAGCATGGGCGGCCCGTTCGCCCGCTACGGCATCGGCCAGACGTTCGGCCCCAACGCGCTCAAAGCGCCGGTCGCCTCGAACCCGACCGAGCAGCTGATGATGCAGGCGCTGCAACAGCGCGCCGCCGGGGGTGGCGGCACCTATCGCGGGCCGACTATGGGCGGCGGCGGGCATCTGAGGTGATCTGATGGCCCGGCTCACCCAGGATCAGGTAGTCGCCGGCCTCGTTCAGCGTGGCGTGCCGGCGCATGTCGCGCAGGGCGTGGCTGCCAATTTCCGCGATGAGTCGGGCTTCAACACCGGCATTCAGGAAGCCGCGCCGATCTCTGGGCGCGGCGGCTATGGCCTGGCGCAGTGGACCGGCCCGCGCCGCGTGGCGCTGGAGAACTTTGCCGCCAGCCGGGGCGCGCCGACCGACGATCCCGAGGTCCAGCTAGATTTCTTCATGCAGGAGAATGCCGGCCCCGAGGCTGGCGCCTGGCAGAAGGTGCTGGGCTCGGCGAGCCCGCAGGAAGCCGCCGTCAATTTCGTCAACGAATGGGAACGGCCGGCGGCGCAGCACGCGGCGGCGCGCACCGCCAAATATCAGGGCGGGATTGCGGTCGGTGATCCCAACCCTAACCGCACCACGCCCTACACCGGTCCGGCTGAGGTCGGGGGCGGTGGAGGCTCCGACTACTACTCGCAAATGGCGGCAGCGCTGGCGGCGCGCGGCCAGGAGAAGCAGCCGCAGAACTGGCTGGAGGTGGCCGGCAATGCGATGGCCGGGGCCAACTTCAATCCCGGGATCAAGCCGAGCCTGCCCAAGGGGCCGACCGAGGCCGCCCGCATCGACGCTCCTGAAGTGGCCCCCGTGGTGGCCGCCGGCAATCCTGATCGCCGCGCGCAGCTGGTCCAGCTGATGGCGAATCTCAACAAAGGGGCTTTGTTCTGATGGTTATGGTCCCGGCAGATCCCGTCCTCGGTCGGCGCAGGCCCGGCCCGAACATCATTCCGATCGGCGCCAGCGGCCCCGGCGCGGCGGCTCCCGGCGGCGGCATGACGCTGGACGCGCTGATGGCCCGCCAGGCGGCGCTCAGCAAGCAGCAGCCGCAGATGACCGATATGTCGTCGCCGTGGCAGGGCGCCGGCTTCGTCGGCCAGTCGCTGATGCACGGCCTCCAGGAGGGCCGCGCCGAGCGCCAGGCGACCGATGCGCGCGCTGCGCTGGCGCAGGCGATGACCCAGGTCAACCCGGAGACCGGCGAATATAGCCCCGAGGCGATGGCGACGATCGCCGGGCTGATGCCGGAGCAGGCGCTGAAGATCTCCGCCGACTTGGTCAATGCGCGGCGCGAGGATAAGCGGGCCGAGAGGACGCACGGCTGGGATGTCGAGGGCCGCGAGGACACGCAGCAGGCGGCGTCCGATCTGTCGGCGCAACAGCAGCGCAATACCGCCCATGAAAACGAGTTGAATCGCGCGGCAGACTTGGAGCGCCAGAAGATGCAGGACGCGCAGGCGGCCGGCAATCAGCAGGCGCAGGCGGAGGCCTCGCAGAATCTGGCCCGGCTCAATGCCCAGTTGGACGAGATCAAAGCCGGCAAGGATGCCACCCGTAGCGCAGCGGAAAAGGCTGCCGAGCCGGCGCAGGCCGCCGCTAAGATCGGCGCAGAGACTGAGGCGCGGCGCACTGAGGCGTTGAGGTTGGGTCTAAAGGAGGGGTCAGACGAGTTCAACAACTACGTCGCGACCGGCGGCTCGCCGCAGCATGTCAAAACCGAGACTGAGCAACTGTCCGAAAAGGTGGCCGCCCGCCAGGTGGAGGCGGAGAAACTCGGCCTCAAGCCAGGCTCGCAGGAATACAAGGATTACACCCTGACCGGCCAGCTAAACAAAATGCCGGCCAGCGAACTGGAAACCATCAGCGCGACCGACGACAAGGTTCACGCCACGGATCAATATATCCAGGAGATGCAGTCGCTGATCACGCCTGACGAAAGCGGCCTATCAATCAACGACAAGGCCTTCGCCGGATATGGCGCCGACATGCGAACGAACCTTGCCCGCAACGACCCGACCGGACTGCTCGCCTCCAAGGAGCGCGGCGAGGCGACAACCAAGCTGAAAAACATCATCGGCTCAGAAGCGATTTCCAGCTTGCGGGCGATCTTTGGCTCGAACCCGACCGAGGGTGAACGCCAGGTGCTGATGGATATGAACGCCTCAATCGACAAGAGCCCGACCGAGCGCCGAGACATCATCGAGCGCGCCGTGCGTCTGGCCAAGGATCGGCTGGTGCAGTTGCAGCGGCGCTCGGAGCAACTGCGTTCCGGCACTTATACGCAGCCTGGCGGCGGTGGTGGTGGCGATCCTGACCTTGATGCACTGTTGAAGAAGTACCAATGAGATGGCCGATCTCGAAACCCTCAAGCGGGCCCTGAAGAACGCCGACGCGGCCGGCGATGCGGCGGCGGCGAAGAAGTTTGCCGATGCCATCCGCGCCCAACAGGGCGGCGGCGCATCCGCCCCAGCTGCGCCGGTCGAAGATCGGGCCGCGCTGGCCCAGATGTCGGCGATGACTCAGGATCCCGGCTTGGCGGCGCGCGACAAGATGAAGGCCGCCTATGAGGCTTCGCCTTGGTACAAGAAGGCCGCGATTGACGCCTTCGACGTTCCCAATCTAGTCGCCGAGGGCGGCAGCGCGCATTTGCTCGACAAAGGCGTGGCCGCCGCACGGGCGCCGTTCACCGACCTCAGCTATGAGGAGGAACTGGCCAAGCAGCGCGAGCGCGTCAAGCAGGCCCAGGCGCGGCAGGGGCCGGTTCTCTCGACCGTGGCCGATATCACCGGAGCAATGGCGCTGCCAGCCGCCAGGGGCGGCAACCTGCCGTTCCGGCTCGGAGCGGGGGCTGCGGAGGGCGCCGGCTACGGTGCCGCTCGATCCTATGCCGACGACCAGGATGTCGGGACAGGAGCCCTTCAAGGGGCGGGGTGGGGAGCGCTTGGCGCAGGGACCGGCGAACTCGTCCACGGCGCGGCTAATCTCTATGGACGCGCCAAAAGCGCGCTCAGTGATCCGGCCTTGCGAGGGCAGTTGGCCAAGATCGCCAAGGACAGTGCGGCGGGCGCGCTCACGGGCACGGCGATCTATGGCGACCCGGTTTCACTTGCTATTACCAATGCCGTGCAGGGCGGCGCCCATAAGGCAGTGGGGCCTTTGGTTAAAGGAATGGTGAATGCTCAACCTGCCGGCGCGCCTGGATTACGCGACTTTCTGTCTCGCGTAATCAGTCGCGGCGGCATTTGGGGATCGGCGCAAAATCAGTGAGTGATTTTGTACGCGAGGAAGCCGACAGCAATAGCGATAACGATAGTAGTCATAGGAACACCCCACAGAGTTGAGGCCTTCCATATAGGATGTTGAACCAGGAGTACAATAGCCCAATGCATGCCAAGGTCGGCTACAATGACGCAGCGAGGCAGCGTGTCACCGCCCGCCTCGCTACTTCCCGACGCCAACCTTTTACGGAGGTCGACATGGGCGCGCCTAGGGGTAATCGAAACGGCAAGTATCGTCACGGGGCAACGAAGACGCGACTCCATCGCATCTGGAGGGGCATGCAGCAGCGTTGCCGTCTCCCAACGTGCCCTGCCTTTAAGAATTATGGCGGCCGGGGAATTTCAATGTGCTCTGAATGGAGCACTTTTGAACGGTTCCAAGATTGGGCGCAGGCTAACGGCTATGCGGATCACCTGACCATAGATCGCATTGACAATGACAGGGGCTACTCGCCCGAGAACTGCCGTTGGGCCACCCGTAGGCAACAAGCCCTCAACCGTCGACCGCGTCCGCGCAAGGCGCTCCTCCGGTCAGACGGCAAGCGTTATGCAAACGTGCTGGAAGCAGCTGTGGATGTGAACATCCACTACCAGAATATCGCGACAGTCTGTCGAGGCATGGCGCGGTCTGCGGGCGGTTACGGATGGTCATACGAGTGACCCGGCCAGGCAGGGCACGAGCCTGGCGAAACGGGTAAGATGAACCTCACGGCCGAGGAGAGACGAAATGGCCTTCAACGGATCCGGCGTTTACAACCTAGTGATGGATTGGGTCGCGGATGCAGCCGCAGGTATAAAGATTCGCGCTGACCGCCATATGACGCAGGACCAGGATTTTGCGTCGGGCATCAGCAACTGCATTGCCCGTGATGGCCAGTCGATCATCAGCGCCAACACACCTTGGAACGGCAAGCGCATCACCAACCTTGGCGATCCGAGCGCCGCTCAGGACGCGATGACCAGGGCCTATTTCGACGCCCAAATGGCCTTGCCGGGGGTGTCGCGGGCCTTCGTTCAGGCGCAGGTCAAGACCACGACCGGCTCGATCGTCTTGCACGCCGACACCCGCGCCTTTCTGGTCGAGGTGCAGGGCGGCGGCGGTGGCGGCAATCAGGGGCCATCGTCGGCCTCTGGTCAGGGCGCAGCCGCTGGCGGCGGCGGCGCTGGCGGCTATTGCGCGAAATGGATCATTCGGCCGAGCGGGGCTTACAGTCCGGCCTGCTCGGTCGGCGCGGTGGCAGCCGGTCAGGCCGCCGGCAACGGCTCGCAGTTTGTCGATGGCACCAGTACGCTGACGGCGGGCGGCGGCGGCGTGGGCACCCTCGGTGCGGCTGCTGCGATGATTTCCCTGGGCGGTGGCGCCGGCGGCTCGGCGGTCGGCGGCGATATTAACGTCGTTGGCGCCAAAGGGGCGCGGAGCATTGTGGTCAATGTTGGTGGCCCCGGCGGCAATGTCTTGGCCAACGGCGGTGACGGCGGCCAGAGCCGGTTTGGCGGCCCGGGTGCAGGCGGCACGGTGACAACCTCTAGCGCGACCGGCGTTACCGGCAGCAACGGCGGCTTGGGTGCCGGCGGCGGCGGCGGCGTGGCGCTCAACGGCGGCGGCGGCTACGGGGGCGGCGGCGGTGGGGCCGGCATCGTCATCATCACGGAGTTCCAATGATGCGCGCGGCAGATGTTTTGGACGGCACCGTCGTCAACGTGCTTGAGGTCGACAGCCTGCCGGCGCCGCCCGAGTGGAAGGATTGGGGCCTTTACCAGGGCGAACTGATCGAGTGCGCCGACGAGGTCGGCATCGGCTGGACCTATGTCGACGGCGAGTTCAGCGCGCCGCCGGAGATCGACAACACGCTACCGGAGGCGCCTGATGCCCAGCCAGATCGTAGACCTTAACGGGGTCGAGGCGGCGCGCATCGGCTTCCGCCAGGCGCGGGGCGCGGCGTTCAACTGCGACTTCGTGTTCCGCAACGCCGATGGTTCGACCGCCAACATGACTGCGGCCTACCCGCAGCTGGTATTTCGGCCGCGCTCCAAGGGCGGTGCCTCGGCCTATGACATTGTCGGCAACCGCCTCGACATCCCTGGCGCCTTCTTTTCGGATCCGCACGGCTACACCGTCGAGATGTACAGCCGCAACAGCCAGGGCCAGCCGACCGCGCTGATTGCCCATGGCACGCTGGCGATCACGGGCGGCGCCTACGAATACGAGGGCCCGTTGTTCTCGGCGACATTGCCCACCGGCCCGCAAGGCGAACGCGGCTTTGCCGGCCCGCCCGGCCCGCAGGGCGCGCGCGGCGGCACCTGGACCACCGGCCCCGGCGATCCGGTCTTTATGGGCACCGAGGTTGAGGGCGACATGTGGCTGAACGAGACCAACGGCGATGTCTGGCGCTACTCGTCGGGCACCTGGTCGAGGGGCACGTTTTGAACTGGTTCAACGAAACCAACATTCGCGGGCCGACCGGGGCGACCGGCGCCACCGGCCCGCCCGGTCCCGGCCTCAACCTGCTCGGCACGGTGCCGACGCCCGGCGCGCTGCCGCCGACCGGCAACGCGGACGGTGACGCGTATAACTGCGTTTCTGACGGCCATCTCTATGTCTGGGACGGCGACAGCTGGGTCGACGGCGGCAGCGTCGTCGGGCCACAAGGTCCGCAGGGGATTCCAGGCCCGACCGGGCCGCAGGGTCCGCAAGGAACGCAGGGCGTCAAAGGCGATACCGGCGCGACCGGCGCGACGGGCCCGCAAGGGGCTAAGGGCGATCAGGGGATCCAGGGCATTCAAGGTCCGACCGGGGCGACCGGGGCCCAGGGAAGTACCGGCGCGACCGGCGCGCCTGGCGCGGCATCGACCGTTCCCGGCCCGCAAGGGCCGCAAGGTCCAAAGGGCGACCCCGGAATCCAAGGCCCTGTGGGAAGCACTGGTGCGACCGGCGCGGCGGGGGCCGCCGGCGCGCCTGGTACGCCCGGCACCACCTATATCGGCGACGATCCGCCAGCCTCGCCGATCGCCGGCCAGCTGTGGTGGGAGAGCGATTCGGGTCAGCTGCTGATCAACTATCTCGACCCGGGCGGAGCGCCGAGCCAGTGGGTGGCCGCCGCGACCGGGCCCGCTGGACCGCCAGGACCGCCCGGCATGGGGGTGTCGAACACCTTCACCGTTGGCACTACGGCACCGTCGAGCCCGGCCGTCAACGATGTCTGGATCGACACGACATGAAAGTCTGGTCGGGGTCAGCATGGGCGGAAAAGCCGGCCAAGGTCTGGTCGGGCAGCGCGTGGGTGACCAAGCCGACCAAGGTGTGGACCGGCTCGACGTGGAAGACGACCGGCGCGGTGGCGCCGTCTGGCCCGACCAATCGCTTGCTGCTCACATATACGCCGGGCTCCGACCGCAATGATTTTACCGGCGAGGTCGGGGTGCGGCTCGGCATCGCCGGCAGTCCCTTCACCGTCAGTTGGATCGGCGCGCGGCGGCATTCCAGCGCCCAGACCGGCACCCACAACGTCAAGCTTTACGAGTGGTTTTCCCAGGCTGTGCAGCGGACGGCTGCCATCGACTACACGGGCGTTGCTGTCGGCGCTTACGCCTGGAAGGCTATCGCGCCGATCACCCTGCCGGCCGGCAGCTACTACGCCCTGCTGATGGAAACATTCGCCTATGACGGCCAGACATGGTGCAATCCCGGCGCGGTGACCTACACCGGCATGGCCAACGTCTATGACAGTTATTATGCCGGCGGCTTGCAGACCGGCGGCCAGAATGCCGCCTTCATCGGCCTGGATTTGGGGTGGTAACCAATGGCCTACGACTTCCCGGCGAGCCCCGCAGAGAACCAGGAGTTTACCCCGGCCGGCGGCGTGACCTACATCTTCAAGAGCCCGCGCTGG